TTATCATTCGTAATTGGCTAAAAACTGCTTGACTTTCCACATAGATGACTATACAATTTAAGGATGCTTTTAATAAAGGATCTTTCATGATAATTGGTATCTGCGGTTTAATTGGTTCAGGCAAAGGAACTGTTGCTGACTTTCTTGTTGAGCAACGAGGGTTTACAAAAATATCATTTGCTGATAGACTAAAAGACGGTGTCGCTAGTGTGTTCGGTTGGAACAGAGAAATGCTAGAAGGCAATACAGACGATTCACGTGCTTGGCGTGAAAAGGTTGATCCTTACTGGAGCACAGAAACAGGACACCCTATTACACCTAGACTGGTGCTACAACTGTTTGGTACAGACTGTATGCGTAACGGTTTCTATGATGGCATATGGGTAAGCCTAGTTAAAAAGCAACTGCTTGAAAACCCCGACTCAAACTTTGTTATTCCTGATGTACGCTTTGAAAACGAAGCAGAAATGATCAAAAGCATTGGCGGTAAACTGTGGCGTGTAAAACGTGGTGATGATCCTGAATGGTGGGACATAGCACAAAAACAAATGCGAGTTTCTGCTGATAAGAAAAAGAACGAAAGCATAGTTTTTATCAACAAGATGCAAGAACAATATCCTGATGTACACATATCAGAATGGGCATGGTGTAATGTAGAATTTGATGCTGTAATTGAGAACAACAGCAGTGTAGAGTTTCTTAAAAATCGGGTGTTAGATCACCTTGCTTCCAAGTAAATCCTTCTTTGTGTAGAACACGCTGACAATTAGCACAAACAGTTTTAAGATTAGCATGACGACAGTTTGTTAGTTTACCGTCTATGTGATACACAGCAAACTGCTCGGTGTGTTTGCTTGAAAATCCGCACTTGTCGCACTTGTCCTTTTGACGATATCCGAGTTGATACCACATAGGTATGCTGGGTGTTCTACCCCTAGCACATTGTTCGCACTTGCTTCTGTAATAGGTCTTGCGACCCTTTTTATAGTTTACTGCACAAGGCCTGCGTTTGCATGATTTACACAAAGGTCTAGTCATAACTGTATTTACCCGCCCTTTTCCATACCTTTTTCATTGTATATTATACCGTATTTTTGGTTATAGTTGCTAAATATGTTTAAGAACTTAATTTAAAGGAGTTAAAAAGATGGCACTATCATCACCAGGAGTTGAAGTCAGCGTAATTGACGAAAGTTTTTACACGCCAGCCACAGCATCTACAGTACCACTAATTATTGTAGCAACGGCGGCTAACAAACCAAATGGCGCAGGTACAGGAACTGCCGCAGGCACACTTGCCGCAAATGCAGGAACACCTTACTTGATCACGTCACAGAGAGAATTAACAGAAACGTTTGGTAATCCAACGTTCTACACAGATTCAAGCAACAATCCATTACACGGTAATGAATTAAATGAATACGGCTTACAAGCGGCATATTCATTTTTGGGTGTTGCTAACAGAGCATACATTGTACGTGCTGATGCAGATCTAGGAGAACTAACAGGTTCTTCAAGTGCCCCGGCAGGAAATCCAGCAGATGGAACATATTGGTTAGATACTAATGATTCACTGTATGGTATTTTTGAATGGGACAAATCAACACAAAAATTCACTAACAAGGCACCATTAGTTCTTAACTCCGCTACAGACCTTGTTGGAAACGTAAGTTCAGGTGATCCAAAACCAAGCGTAGGATCAAAAGGTGATTATGCTATCGTCACTGCAAGAACATCAAATGATGTTTACTACAAAAACGCTGATAATGTTTGGGTCAAAGTAGGTACAACTACAAGTGCTAATATTGCAAGTGCAAGCGGAAGCACATTTACTTCAGACAGTTGGGCATCAAGTTGGCCAACTATCCAAGCAACAGTAGCAAGTCCAACATTATCAAGTGGACACGCAATAAACATTAACGGAACAACTGTAACACTAAGTGGTACAACAGTTGCTGATCTAGCAAGTGGTATTAACGCCGCTTCTATTACAGGTGTTGCGGCTAAGGTAACAGCGGGTGGTATTTTAGAAATCTACACTGATGGTACTTCAAGCACAGATAACACAACAGACGACGGTGCAATTATTATTGCTGACGCAACAGGTGACAACATCTGTGATACACTAGGTATTGTTGAAACATACTATGCAGGTCCAGAAGTACAAATTTCAAAACACTCAAGCGTTCCTACTTGGAAGTCAATTGACACTATTACAGTAGCAGGTACTTCACACAGTGGTAACAGACCAACAGGTAGTGTATGGTTTAAAATTACTACTCCAAACCTAGGTACTAATTTAACTACTAAAGTTTGGAATGACACACTAGGTGCGTGGACAAGTGTAAGCACACCTGTTTACAGAACAAGACAAGAAGCAGTTTATGAAATTGATTCAACTGGTGGTACACAAATTGCCGCTGGTACAGTTTTTGCACTAGCAAACTACACAGGTAGAGCAACAGCAGATGATTCTACAACAGGTGTAGATGAATTGGTTAACTTCAAGTTATACAGACGTGTAACTAGTTCTCCAACTAGTGTAACAGGACAAGAAAACGGTGCGAATCCTACAGTAACAACTGGCACATTCACAATGGCTGAAACTCTTAAAAATAGTGCAGACTTTAACACAGCACAAAGTATTACACTTTCAGGGGCTACTGTTGAAGATTTAGCAACTGCTATTTCAAGCAAAGGCTTTACTAATATTACAGCAAGTGTGTCAAATGGTTTCTTAACACTAACTCATAAGTTAGGTGGAGAAATTAAAATTACTGATGCAGGTGGTATTTTTACTAGTGCAGGATTTACAGGTTGGTCAAGAAATTCATCAACTGGTATTGAAAGCGGAACAGCAAACTTCTACACAGCAGGTGCTGACGACGATAACACTTTTGTAATTTCTAACTGGAAACCATTAGTTTACCAAGCAAGCGATGATGCTCCAACAGCAACACCAGCAGACGGTACACTATGGTATGACACTACAGTAGACGAAGTTGACATTATGATCAACGATGGTACTAAATGGGTAGGTTATCTAAATTACACACCATATGGTGGAAATACAGACCCAGCAGGTCCGATTGTAAGTGCTACAGAACCAACCAAGTCCGGTGGACAAAGTGATAACACTGATCTAGTAGAAGGAGATATTTGGATTGATACTTCAGATGTTGAAAACTATGGTCAAAACATTTATCGCTGGGATAACACTGCACTTGAATGGGTAGCAATTGATGTAACTGATCAAACTACTGAAGACGGTATTATTTTTGCAGATGCACGTTACGGAGCAAGTGGTGCAACTGGAGATACCAAAGCAGATATTGATGATTTATTAAGCACAAACTATGTTGATCCTGATTGTCCAGATCCAGCACTTTACCCACGTGGTATGATGCTATGGAACACAAGACGTTCAGGCTTTAATGTTAAAAAGTTTGTGAGAGGTCATATTGACATTACTGCAAACAGTGGTAAAAACACACGTTACCTTGACGAAGCAATGACTTCATACAAAACAAATAGATGGATTGGTTGGAACACAATCAAAGGTGACGGTTCAGGACAATTTGGAAGACACGCTCAACGTGCAACAGTAGTTGCGGCATTGAAAGCAAGTGTTAATTCAAATGAATTGTTACGTGACGAAGAGACACGTACATTTACAGTCCTAGCATCGCCAGGATATCCAGAACTAACAACTGATCTAATCAACCTAAACGTTGACAGAGGTATTACAGGATTTGTGGTTGCAGATACTCCATTTAGACTACAACCTACTGCTACTGCGTTACAAAATTATGGTAACAACACAGCAGGTGCTTCAGCAGACGGTGAAGAAGGTTTAGTAAGTTATGACGAGTATATGGCGGCATTTTATCCAGCAGGTTTAACAACTGACATTAACGGTAACAACATTGTTGTTCCACCAAGTCATATGATGATGAGAACTATTGCTGTAAGTGACGCAGTTAGTTTTCCATGGTTTGCACCAGCAGGTACAAGACGTGGAGGAATTACTAATGCTTCAGCAGTTGGTTACATTGACAACGAAGGTGAATTTAATGCAGTTGCACTAAACGACGGCGTTAGAGAAACAATGGCTGGTGTTAAAATTAACCCACTAACATTTATTACAGGTAGTGGTTTAGTTAACTTTGGTCAGTACACAAGAGCAAGAAATGCTAGTTCACTAGATAGAATCAACGTAGCACGTTTGGTTGCATATCTACGTAGACAGTTTAGTTTGCTTGGCAAGCCATTTATGTTTGAACCAAATGACAAGATCACACGTGATGAGATCAAACAAGCAATGGAAAGCCTATTACTTGAATTAGTAGGTCAAAGAGCAGTATACGACTTCTTGGTAGTTTGTGATGAAACAAACAATACCCCAGCAAGAATTGATCGTAATGAACTTTATGTTGACGTTGCAATTGAACCTGTTAAGAGTGTGGAATTCATTTACATTCCATTACGCTTAAAGAACACAGGCGAAATAGCAACTTTGGGCAATCTATAATGGGGATAAATAACTATACACAAGGAGTAAATTAGATGGCTATTTCAAGTTTAAGTAAATTTACAGTTCCGTTAGCGAGTGACCAGTCAGCAAGTTCACAAGGTTTGTTGATGCCGAAACTCAAGTATCGCTTTAGAGTGAGTCTTGAAAACTTTGGCGCAGGTGCTCCTAACATTGAACTAACAAAACAAATTATCGATGTAACAAGACCAAATGTGAACTTTGAGTCTATTGCAATCGATGTGTACAACTCAAAAGTTTACTATGCTGGTAAACACACATGGCAACCGATTACAATCACAATACGTGATGATGTAAACAATGCTGTAAGTAAATCAGCGGGTCAACAATTACAGAAGCAATTCGACTTCTTCGAACAATCAAGTGCGGCATCTGGTATTGATTACAAATTCAAAACTAGAATTGAAATCCTAGATGGCGGTAACGGTGCTAACAGTCCAAATGTGCTTGAAACATTCGAACTAGTTGGTTGTTTTGTTCAAGATATTAACTATAACCAATTAAGTTATGGTGATTCAAATCCGGTTGATGTAACAATGTCAATTCAATACGATAACGCTATCCAGACTAACGGTGCTGGTCAGCCAGAAGGAATTGGTACAGCAATTGGTAGAACAATTAGAACTCTAGCAACAGGCTAAGGCAGTTAATAAAATAGTCATCATTCAAGGTCGGGGGCCTAAAAATCTCCGACCTTTTTTTATCGATAAATAATAGTATGGCAAAGTTAACTAAATTTCTAGGATCAGTAGCAAACGGTATTTTTGGCAGTCAAGGAGACATGCGAGATTACCAACACGCGGCAAGATTGTTCACAGACAATTTTATGCGTCTATCTCCCAAGGTAGAATTTTTATATCATGTATTTTTAGATATTAATCCAGCGGCAATTAGAACACCAAATCCGTTTTATGGCTTTAGTTCTCCTGAAGCAAGAATTGAAACAGGAATGCTGGTAAAGAATTTTAACTTACCGGGTATTAATGTACAAACAGAAACAAAAAACCAATACGGTAAAAAGACAAATATTCAAACTGCCGTACAGTATAATCCAGTAAACTTGACTTTCCATGATGATAACAACGGACTCATAGG